GGCATCGGCATCGGCGGCGGCATAGGCGGCAGCACCGGCGGCGGCATAGGCATTTTCTTGAGTAGGATTTAAAATATATTTTTTCGCCGCTTCAATTGCCAATCTCGGTCGTTTATCATCTGGATATTTTTTTTCAAATATATCAATAACTTGTTCCGCCGCGAATACTGCATATTTAATTAAATCAATCTTGTTTAATTTTTCTGTTATATACCAATTTGCAAAAACAAAATTATCGCTTTTAATTATTTGGTCAATTAAATTTTTTATCGATTTATTTTTTTGATCTTTAAACCAGTCAATACCCGGTTGACACGCATTCATCGATCTTAATTCTTTTAACGTAATTCTCATTTATAACTCCTTCTTATTCCGTCTATTTTTTTAACATACTTTTCAAACTCGGTCTTTCTCGACTTTGCACGCGGAGCATCCGACATTGTAAAGTCGATATAATCAACCTTTTTTTGAAAAAGGCTTTTAAACCAAAACTTAATTTTACTCAACATGTTAATTCCTTTCTTCAAATATACTTGCATTGCAAATACCCGAAAATATTTGATGATCTTCCATTTTATTTGATCTGGCTTTTTCAAGTATTGCAACTTCTTCAAGTCTGTTTTGTTTTTTTAGAGAAAATATCTTTTGTTGATATTGAAAGGCGGCAAAGATTGCTTCATGAGCCATGCTGGTATTTTTTATAATCGGCATATAGTTTGTCATATAATTTTCTTTCTTATAACCGACCGGATACAGGCAATCCGGTTTCGTCTCAATTTTCAGAGACTCATCAGGGTTATTTATATTAAATAAAACCTATTATTTTTCTTATTTCTTTGTTTTCATATTCGATTGCAGCATCCAAGGATGCAAAAGACTTTTCAGAGTAATCCGAGGTCTTAATATCAGTCGCAATAATACCGTTATTACTTTCGTAAGATGATATTTTAATCTTGCTATTATTTTCAACGACCTTCCAAAAAGTTTTACTCATACAATCTCCTGCGTTTAACGTCCACCGACTTTTCAGATTTACAAGAAATCTGCGAGATGTTTTTCAATCTCTATACTATATATTATAGTCCTTTTTTCTTATTTGTCAACATTTTTTTTAATAATTTTTAATAATTTTTTATTATTATTTTTAGTGAAAATACTTGACTTTTTTATGCTAATGATTTATATTGGATATTGAAAGGATACATTATGTGTAAGTTTTTTAGTGCCGTAGTTACAAAAGAAAATATTTACTTTGATTATGATCTTGATTCTCATGAGGATATTATTAAAAAATTTCAATTAAAAGAAGGAAGTGAATATCGGGGGTTTGAATTATGCAGGGTTGAATTATTGCCAGAAGACAATAATGTTTTTAATCATGATATGGATAATTGGCATCTTGTTATCGATCAAGATATTAAACCAGATTGGATTAAAGAAGAACATATTGAAAAAGAAATGAAGATAAAATTACATGAGGTAATTTCCAATCGATTTATTTTAAATTTTAAAAAAGAAATTTCTTACGGACGTTGGTTTGTTTCCGGCAATGCTAAGATCGATTATGTTTATGGCGATGCTAAGATCTATTATGTTTCCGGTGATGCAATAATAAATAGTTTTGCGGATAATTATAAAATAACCTCTAATATCGCAGATAACGCGATAGTGATTAAAAGATCAAATGATAAAATATTTATCCAAACTAAAATGGGCAAAATAGAAAATATTTTTGATTTACAAAAAGGAAAATTATGATACAAAAAATTGTTAAAAGCGTATCGTTTACAAGTGAAATTATTAACGATATAGAAAAGATCGCTATAAAGGAAAATCGAAGTTTTTCTAATGCGACAAGATTTCTATTGAATTTGGCAATTAAAGAATACTGGAAAAAGAAAGGATAGAAATTATGATTTTTATGATAATAGTTTTATTTATAATAAGCATAAGTATAATTTTTGCAAATATTATTGATGGAAATTATACTAAAAAAAACCAACATGACCCTCAAGATAATGATGACTTTATCTAATTATAAGGATATTTTATGATGAATAACATATCAGCATTCCCGCCCGTGACATGCCGTCAATGTGGTATTATATTAGCCATGCATGGCGATGACTTTGAAAAGAAAAAAGAACTTATAAGTAACACATGTATTACTTGTATATACAATCCAGATGGATGTTTTAAGTTTGATTATAAGGAAAAGAAATGAAAATAAATTTTGATAAAATTGAAAATGAGTGCCCAAAAAGTTATGAAAGATTTATTATGTTTATAAAAAAACGCTATCCGCTATTGTCATGGTTAACAGTTGATCATGATTTAAACGATGCTAATTTACCAATTTGCTTTTGTGACTTCGTGGATTTCTTTGATAGTGAGGGGATAATAATAACTATTTTATATGATATATGTTGGTTAATTGAAATATGGATAAATAAAAACAGACTTGAGTATTCCGCAAATGATATTGATACTCGTTACGAAGCGCAAATCAAAGCGGTATACAAGGCGTTTGAAATAATGGAGGGGATATGATAAAAGATATTGTTGAAAAGATAAATGATAAAATAAAATACTCAAAAAAAAGATTAGATGATATTAAAAATGAATATGTATTAACAAATGAATTATCGTTTTTGCAGGATTATCACTCTGATATTATTTCAGTATTAGAGTGGTTATCATGTGACCTTGAAAAAGAGGCTGAACTTCAGGAAGAAATGGCGAAGGCTTTGATTGAAAATAATTCGTTATTTGATGTATTATATGATAACGAAGAAATGTTCGATAAAGAAATATTAGCACTATATCGAAAAAATAAAGCCATACTCGAAAAATATTACAACAAATCACGGGATGAAATAAAATGAAACTATTTAACTTTATCAATATCTTTGTGACCGTTATAGTATTTCATTAAGTCGCTGTAAAAAATGGCTTGAGTTACAAGAGGGGAAGAATAAATGAAGTATTTAATATTTTTTTGCGGAATGATATTTTCGCTATGCCTTGAAGCGTTATTTCAAGATATTTTAGGCGTTGATGGGTATTGCGACTTTGTACGATCTGTATGGGTTTCACCGCCATATGGAACTGTTTTTATTATTTTATTAGCGACTGTGGTTTGTATTATTTTTTCAAAAATAAAAAGATAACTACTCATCAACTGATAACCCACGTGATTTTTTGAATATATTAGTAAATTCTTTGATGAGAAATTCTTTTGTATTTTGATCACTATTCATCTCATCGTTAAAGTCTTGCCATTTAACGGAATAGTTTAACCAGTTATCAGCGAGCCAGGTCGATTGAAAAGCCTTAATATTTTGCACTCTCATTTCGACACTTGTTTTTTTATCGTCATTTTGAATTACTTCCTTAATCCGGTCGTGGATGCGATACCAAAAAAGACTGATCATAGTATCAAATATTCGTACTTCGCGATTATGATGATCTACATCGCCTGTCGCGGATAATTGACGATATAGAGTCTCAAAAGTATCTTTGAGTCTTACTTTTACCTCATCTAATACGCATTCTACGTATTGCATGGTCATAGGGAATTTTTTTTTCGGAAATAAATTTATTGTCCATTTTCCAAAAACAATATTTAGTCCGTCGAATAGTTTGCTAATCACAACTAATACTATAATCGCAACAATGGGTAAAAGAATAATTTCAATAATAATAAGTGGTATTTGTACGCCTAATATTGTCAAAACTACCTCCATACCGATATTGTTAATGTGTTATAAATCGTTAGAACTATAAAAGTAAAACTAAATGCCCATCGAAATATTTTTTTTAACGTCCATCGCTTATCTTCATTTTGTTTTAATTCTAACGCTTTCTTAACTTCGTCTTGAGCTTTTATTATGACTTTATTTTGATCTAATACAATCATTACAAGATTTAATATTCTTTCAACATCTTTATCTTTTGGAATATTATTTATCATGTTGCATGTATATTCATTTGTTTGATTACAAACTTCTTTAATTATTTCCGCTCTTTCCTCTTTTGTCATTTTTCATGTCCTTATAGTAATTTTTGAAATATTTCCATATTTCATACGCATTATGATCTTTATTCCAATCAGGCTTATTATCTTTTACAACTTCCATACAAATCCATACTTGTCATAATATCCATTGCATAATACCGCCAATACAATAATAACAATTACACATCCAATCAATAATATCCCCGCAATGGGAAATAAAATCTTCAAAGATAATTTCATCAAATTATTCTGGATTGCCATACTTTTCAAGTCTTTCGATAAGTCGTTTATCGATGTCTTCAAGTCGCTTAATTCTATCTCGGCTTGCGTTAATGCTGTCTGTAAGTTGTTGATTGATTGTAATTGCCTCTTTAACAAATCGCTTTGCTTCATAAAATCCAGTTTCAATGCTTCGTAAATGTTCATTCGCGATTTTAACGTGTTGATTAAATATTGATACTCGCTTTTCGGTATAGAAATAGACTCTGACTCCGCTTGCAATTGCGCCGATGATAAAACAAACAACTCCAATAATAATATAAATAACAATTTTCTTAACATTCATATACTTCCTTGTTCATCTTGCTTATCTTTTGGTAATAGCAATTGAATTTTTTTCATAATTTCTTTTGACGCGACAGATATTGAAAAATTTATAAGTGAATTTATAACAATCCATTCAATCGAAACATTGTTGAATAAAAAAGCAAATCCCACAGTAAATCCAATTCCGATTACTATAGCCGTAACAAGTGTATATATTCCTTTAATTTTAGGAAAATAATTACAAATTATTTCAGTTATTATAAATACAAATATGCTCGCAAGTGGGTTAAATCCACGATTGCACAATTCATCATATATTTTAAAAATCGATGTGATAATATCTATCATTCTTTACCTGCCTTCATAATAACATATTCTTTGAGTTTTTTTGTAAATTGTTCTCGACAAAACTTTTTAACTTCCTGATCGAATAATTTATTTTTTATTGATTCATGATCGTTTTTAAAAGAAATTATTTTAATTGTTTCGTCTTCAAATATAAGTTTTATTTTCATAATGATTTTATAATGATATTGTATATCCTTTTGTTAATATTTTTACTGTTCCCGTTGATGCGGCTCGTGTCCTAACTCTTCCTGATGTATCGGTATTGATATACAATTCAGCATGACCAACGCCAAATCCTATATTTGCAACAGATAATTGATATATGCCTGTAGCAGTTGCTGGAGCCAAGTCAGTTGTGTCAGGATCACTAACATAACATAATACATTGCCAGCACCTATTAAAATAGTAACTACTATGTTGGCTTTCACTTTTACACCTGTCGCAACTGATAACGTTCTTAGAATTGCGCTTGAATTATCAGCCGTATCGCTTATATCCTGAATGGGTGTAAGATAATTGACTTCGAGACTATTACCGCCCCTGATCCATTGCGACAAAATAAAGTTAGAACTGCTATTTGTTCTACCTACTCCAATTTTTCTATAATAAGTCCACCCCGCTGGACGATTTGCCGCTATGATAGAGGTATCAAATCCGTAATCTATAGAACCGTCAGAGTCTTCGCGGATGACAAACATGTAATATACTGTATTTGCCGCAACGCTTCCAGAAAACAACCCGCCCGCATCGTCTCCAGCCGCCCATGAAGCATCAATTTGTTTTGTTAATGCTGATCCTGTTAGTATTATTGCATTCGTTGAGTCTGTGCATGATCCTGACCCAAATAATATATCGTGGTCTGTATCGGTATCATGTGATATTGCAAAGCCGTTGATGACTAATAGCGGATAGGTTGCAAGTGCTGAAGGTGCCGCCCATTGAGTTTTTCCATTACCAAGAGTCTGTAGCATATATCCTGACGTTCCGGCATCATACGGCATAATAGCCTTGTATAATATCAACGCTGAAACTGTTGAACTTGCTACCGTCCATGTGCAAAGACATCTATCAGCATTATAATACATACCGCCTTTGAGATACGAAGCGGTAGGAGTTACTGTTTTTGATATATAATATTCACCTTTTCCGATAGTGGTAGCATTTGTATCAAGACAACCCCGACAATATAGATACCATGTGCCATCGGATATACTTGGAAAATCAGTAGCCCCGGCATACGTGAAAGTTCGGTCTGACGGCTCAAATATAGCCTCACTTAATAGTGTTGTCGGAGTATTTCCGGCGATGTACTCATTATTTCCGGTAGCATAATCAGCCGAGATGGTGTAAGTCGCGTCAGTAGCGTATACCATGAAGCGGGTATTTGCCTTGACAGTCGGGGGATTATTACCGTTTGTTACTATCTCAAAATATTCATGATCGCCGTTAAGCGCGTTAAAGAAGTTGTTTTGTGAATTAGCCCAGCAATTGCGATCTGAACCTGCTTTGTGTAGTCTTGTACTCATGTATGCCTCCGATTATCCGAAGGCATAAGAGCCTTACGGGTTATTTAAATTCTGCCGATATGCCGAATTCATTCAAATTAACAATAATATCAATATAATACAATTCAGTATCATGATTATGGTATTGGATATTTAATTTGTTACCTTCAAAAATAATAGTTTTATCTTCAAAAGCATTCAAAGTTATCCAATCGTCATTTACAATTATATTTTGCAATACATTTGTTTTATTGATAATTTTCAAGTCATGTTCATTTTTTACTATCTGTGAACATGAAAATACTAATAAAATTGCTAAAATACTTAAAATAGTCTTAATCATAATTTACGCTCCTATTTTGAAGTATAGTGCAATATCTATAAAAAATCAAGGGTCAATTCGCATAATTACACATCTAATTGCATGACCTCCAACAGCAAAACTACCGCCATAATTAATTGAAATTACATCGCCTGATAAATAACCGCCAGTCATTAAATCACAATTAAAAATAACGCCTTCGCCGTCATTAGAACCGGATTCTCTCCATTTTTCGTCATTTGGATATGCTCCGCCGGGAGCAAATTGATTGATACTTAGTGATAATATATGTGTATTGTATTTTGTATAACCTCTTGGTAGTAAAAATTCACAAGGATTATGAGCGCCGTCAAGTAATCCAGTAATGACAGCCGTTTCATGAGCATATTGAGCAATTAAAACACCGCCTAAAGTGTACATATCATAATCTATATAATGACCCGCTTGACCGGAATGAAATTCAATGCAACTTCTTCTATGAGACGTTAAATCAGTAACGACTCTATATTGATTTGTATTCGGTGATCCGACAACTCGTGTTAATGTTACACTACTTGTCGTATCTCTCAATAATATTGGTCTTGCGCCCGTTAATGCTGAAACGTCAATAATAAAATTAGTATTAAGAAAATATCTTGAAGGAGTTCCTGCCAATATATGCGGATAAGTTGGACTTGAAGGCACTATAAATGAAAGTTGAGTTCCTCCATAATATGTGCTTTGGAGATGAATATAACAAGGTAAGTCACTATTCCACGGATCAACTTCATAGTCGTAAAAAGCCATAATATCTCCTTATGCTGTTGTATGCGCTATTGCTTCAAGTTTTGCTATTCTTCTTGAATCATCAAAGGCTTTATCATTTGCCTTCGTGTCATACTCATTTAATTTTAATTTTATTGTTTCTTTCTGGTCAAGTTTTACATTACATTGAACTATCGGAGCGGTGTATAATGACCGATGAATGCAGAATACTTGCACTCTATCTATATTCACCGTTGCCGAACCAATGACCTGAAAGCCTAACTTACTGAAAGTTGTTACTGGTAATGTTACCTTTTGATTAACCCATACATTCGGTGTATCAATCGTCATAATTTGTGGATTATCAAATAATGTTTCGCCTATATCGGTATCTATTCCGGCATAACCAATGCCAGCATAACCCATATTATTACCATAGTTTGTCATATCAAAGGCAATTTGACAAACACTATCGGCGTATATTTGAAATGATATTAACACAGGCGAATATATACGGATTGCTCTGCCGAATGTATAAGTACATTCATTTGCAAATGTTATCGATCCAGTACCATGTAAGTATGTTGTTGTGTCTATTGTGCAACCTGTCCAAAATCCATTATTAACCATATCATCAGAGTCGTCTGTTAATGAATCACAATTCAATAATATCCTATTGATATATTCAGGGTAATCTTGAACTGTTATTCGAGTACCTATAATATTTTCAGGATCATATAGTCTTGATAAGTCAAAGTTTTCAACATCAATTGTTTGAGGTATTACAGATGTTTCCGCTATCAGTTGATTGTATGCAATTTGCAAAGCATCACTATCAGATGATATATATTCTGATATTGTCATCTTTCCGATCTTTGTCCGGACAGTCTTTTCAATAGGTAATATCGGATAAGAGCCGCCGCCTCCGACAATTCCAAGTGTTGCTACAGTTCCTTCTGTATCACTTGATTTTTTTTGTACTATATATCTGGTATTTTTCAATGATGTATAGTCTGTTTTTTCTTTGATCTTTGTATACGCCGGATCATCACCATAGAAAAAACTTTGTGAAGTTGTCGTATCCATGTTATATACTGTGAATGTTCTATTTGCTGTTACTCCCCAGAACTTATCATTCAAGTTTTTGACAAGATCATCAATCATCTTATACGGACTTTCGTATGCTGTATAATCAAGTGTGTATAGTTCCGTGCTATCAGTATCAACATAGAATGATATGTAGTTAATTCCAGTGTATGTCTGAACCGATGTTATAATGTCAAGAAAAATAGCGGCGGCAGTCTGATTAGTATATGATTTTGTTATCTGCAATTCAGATAATCTTTGTGAAAATGGTATTAGGAGGATTTCGCCGCCTTTCGGGTCTATTGAAATGTCAATCAATGCTGAATATATAAGAAGTCCATTGTATCTAACCTCAACATAATCATCGGCATCAAGCGGAAAGTCTATGAATGAAAACTTTATACTTCCAGCACCGCATATTTTCTTATTAAGTTCAAATGATAATGACTCAATAGGACAATCGTCTTGCGAAAAAAACCAATTAGCAACCTGACCACCGGACTTATTCATTATTCGGATTTGCCATTTGCCTTGACTTGTAGGCTTATTAAGAAATGAAGTTGATATTAGAGTTTCACCGATGCCTTGCGATCCGATGCTATACATTAAACAAACCTCTCATAAAATGTTACGTTAATGGCAGTACTCCCAAGTCCAGATGTTTTAATATACAAAGTTTGAGTACCTACAGGAAGGCTAAACACCGAACCTCCTGTCAAATAATTTGTCGTATTAACTGATTGACCTGATATTGTCATAACATTATTTGCGGTATTGTATATTACCGCCTCTGTGGCATTAAAATATGTTGCCGATATTTGAAAACCAAATCCGTCATAAAGTTCACATTGAAATAATGTCTCATTCGCCGTTGGCGTGAATGATACTAATACAGGTACTTCAATATCACCAGCATTGACTACCGATAATTCGTATGTTGTTGAGTCTGTTATCGTTGCATTATAAGATTTTGCGCTTGCGTTTATGAAATATCCCGACGGCGAAAGTAATTTATACTGTTTTTCTATAATTCCACGCTGACAATTAAACTTTTCAGTTCCAAGTTCTGTACAATACACTCTTGTATATTTCGTTATTGGGCTTGTTGCATCACCTTCTTCAATATATAGATTGATTGTCTCGGTACTTGCGCGTGTAAACCATTGATTGATTGTCGTCCTCGCTCTGTTCATATATGTAGCGTCTGCATTTCCGGCTTTCAATGGAATTATTACAACAAATTCCTTAGGAGAATAGTTACCCCAACCCTTAATCTGTCCACCGTTTGATCCGGCATTTTCAACAACGTTATAATTTCTTTTTGAACTGCCTAATTGCATTTCTTTTACGTAATTTCCAAGATCGAAGGTATTACTTGCTCTGTCTTTCAGATACCAATAAGCCATTATCTACCGCCTTCTTGTATTGCAATCCGTTTCAATTGCTCTGCCATATCAATAGGGTCATTAGCATACACATTGACAGTGCCAAAATAATATGTATTTCCCATTCCATTAGGATTTCTTATCGTGTCAATTAGTTTATTGTAGTCATCGCTTCGGAGTAATGCCTCGCCTTTGTTAGCGTATAGCATTGTATTATCACCAGATGCGTTACCTGTAGGTATTATGCCGCCCTGTTCACCGTGAAAAGATTGTCCTGCGATAAGTCCGGTCTGAACTCCCGCCATTGCAAGAGTAGCTGCTGTCATCACCGCCGCAAGCGCAACACCCGCGACACCCATCGGAGCAAAAGATGCCCACCATCCCATGACGGAAGTGGCTGCGTTAATCCATACATTAGCAATTTGCCATGTTTTATTTTCTTCAAACTGCTTCTTTTTAATATCGGTCTCTTTCTTTTTTGCTTCGGCATTTATCGCCGCTTCTTTTTTCTTGCCTTCATCAAGTATCTGATTACGCGTCATCTGGTCTTGTTTTTCTTTTATTTGCGCTCGAATATCCGCTTCGTTCTTTTTGCCTTGTTTTGTTTCAAGGCTTCCGGTGAGTGTGTCAATTTCTCTTTGAAGTCGTTCGTTTTCAGTTTCTTCAACTACCCCCATACGTTCCATCTGTCCGGATACCCACTCATCAATCAAAGCAAGATTATTATCTTTCCAATCTGATACCATTCGTAATTGATCGGCATAGTAATTATCCCATGCTTGTTTACCTAAGTCAAGAAATCCTGATACAGTATCAAGAAATAGAGTTCCGAACTTTTGAATATTTGATGCAACTGATTCAAACTTTTCTTGACCTGACATATTTTCCCATGTCTTATCCGCAATTTCTTTAACTTTTTTTTCTGTCTTTGTATTACTATCAACTATAGTATCATTAGTATTTTCAACTGCTGCAACAACTTGCGGAAGTTCTTCATTCGCTTTGTTTTTTATATCTTCAAATGTTTTATTATAAATATTTTTTATATTTTCTGCTTGAACTTTTGATTTATCCCCAAAAGTTTTTACTTCGTTAATTGCGGTATCAATCATGTCTTTTGTGTTATCAACAAAATTAGAAGCGAGATTTCCAACTGCCGCACCTGTAGATGTTAATTGTGCCTTAACCTGATCCCATGATTTTTTTCCAGAGATAAGATCAAATAATGCTCCAAGTGATTTTCCTGCTTCAACTATAACTTTTATAAAATCAATAAAAGCAACTGCAATTGTTTTGATAAACTTAATTTGTATCACTACTGCTGCATTTATAAATTGCAATGCACCGCCTAATAATTGCCAATGGTCTATTTTTGCCGAGCCCACTAAATCATCCCATGATTTTTTTACTGGCGCAAGATTTTTTTTGAGTTCTCCGAACGCATTCTTACCCAAATCCTGTATTATCGTTGTTATTGTTTTAAAAGTTGCTCCGATTGTTGCAACGTTATCAGTATTAGAAAGAAAATCATGTATTGAGTTTGCTCCATCCGTGAATGACTTAACAAGGTCTTTCCCTACGATAGCAACTATATTTCCGACATCTTCATATATGCTACCCTGTGCATTTTCTAATTGCATCAATGCACCTGTGAATGTATTTGCTTCGCCTTCGGCAATACGAAAACCCCTTGCCATTGCTTCATTTACAATCGCTTGCTTTTGTGTTTCATCTGTAGCCGTCTTTAATGCTGGTATATATTTTGCCAATGCATCATAATTACCTTGATACGCATTTGCGGTCATCTTCATAGCCATGTTAAGGTCAACGCCAAATGCTTTTGATAGTCCAATAGCGTCTTTTGTCGCTTCATTTAATCGGTCTTTTGTTATACCGAGATTGGCTCCGTATTTCATCGCCGCAATTGCCGCATCGTCTTCAACTGTAGTTACCTTTTGAAGTTCTTCGGCAAACTTAATATGAGCATCAACATTACCGCCGACTGTATCCTTCAATCCCTGTAAGGCAAGTTCTCCAGCTTTGAATTCTTCAATACCTTTTGATATAGTTTCTTTAAGAAAATTAGCGGCAATTTTCAAGCCTTCGACGGCAAGATTAGCGGCTATAATAGTTGATGTTACACCCTTGACAACCCCAGAGGCTTTATCTTTTCCTATTATCTCAAGTTCTACTTTCGTTGACATTGCCTTTCCTTATTTCTTCAATAATATGATAATATGTATATCGCACATACTCCCATATAGTTATTATTTCTTCATCCTGATCATAGTATCCGCCAGATGTTGGAAGATGAATCCATTGATTCTTATCCTTATCAAGACAACTTAACGCCTCACGTACGTAAGCATTCCATTGCAAGTAATTAATATCTGTATCTTGCGGAACGCCATGTATTATACATCTGACGGTATAGTCAATTCCGCCATAGTCTTTTTTTTTAAGACAAAACTTTCAGAAAATAACCGGATTTCCTTAACTATGAACTTAATCAATTCGTCATTACCGTATTCATTCCAAAACTCATAATTATTGACCGGAATTGTTATTCCGTCTTTTGTGAAATTATGATTGGCAGGGTTGATACACTCTTCAATAACCATTTTTTCAACCTCTGCACCAAAGTCTGATATTTTTTCCTGCTCTGTCAAATCAAACTTAACATCAATCATAATGGCGGCAATTTCTATATTATCCATCTTGTCAAAATCGTCAAGCGATTTGCCGCCCTGTGTAAGTTTCTTAATAAGTTCTTTTCCTGCCGGATTATTCATTGACGCCATTGTCATCATATATACTTTACGCTTCAATTTCAAATCCATTTTCTTGATATAAATAAATACTTCCGTATCATCTAAATCAAAAAATTGCGAAATTATAAGTTTTTTTTCGTTTTTTTCTTTCATTTTTCCAATTTCTGGCATAAAACCCCTTCTTAATATACGGCTGTAATTCCATCAACAACATAGCAATATATATGCTCTGAATATGTTGACTGGCTCGGCTTAACGACTGTAGCCGCCGCCGTGATCGTAAGTCTATCCGGTGTTGATAATGGGCTATTAAAATCTGTAAATTGTACTTCCGGTATTCTTATCAATACTGAATAAGGTATTCCGGTAGTAATGCTTGAGGCTGATTGCATATACAACCATAATGATACACCCGTAGCATTTAGATAATTTGTTCTTAGTGCATACTGTCCACTTGTATTATTTGCGGTCATGCTAATAGTCATATCGGCTTTTTGTCTAATTTGTTCTTTTTTGTAGACCGAACCAATTACCCTATTATCATCAACATTTGAGTTAATTGTGACTGATAAATCTTTAACCTCATCAAATTCAGTTAAATTCCCCGTAGCGTCTTCAAATATAATTTTAGCATTGGAGGCGGTGAATGCAAGGCTCTCCGGTACGGCTAATGCTATATCGGTCTGCGCTGTTAGTTCTTGTTTTCCGTCAAGGCTCATGTTAATCTTTGCCATATCTTTAGCAGGTAATTGCAATGTTAATGTTTTTGTCTTAACGCCTGTAAACGCAACACTTTCATTAGTTCCGAGAAGTCTATTAATTGTATAACAATATGAAGGCAATTCACCACTTGCACTTGCAGGAAAAAGCGTATGTTTCTTTGCGCTTGCGCTTGTACTGTCAACTGTCATGAGTTTTGCGCCAATCTTAGCACTTGCCGACTTCAATAACGTTGCCGCAAAATCAGGAATATTTGTACTATCGCCAGTTGTTGAGCCTAACAAGAAAGAGTCAAATCCTGTCCTTGCCGCAATATACACCGCTAATTCACTTGTAGTATCATATCCCGATGCTGAAACGTCAAGTACTCCGGCAGTTCCAAAGTTACTGTCGCCTGTCCACGATGAGCCATTTGAAGACTTTTCAATCGTGATAGACGTTCCTGATTTTGTTATCCGTTCGTAAGCATTTGCTCCATTATAAGACACTCCAAGAAACGCAAGTGAAGCATTAGATACAACGGAACTTTCACCGCCTAATACAGAATGAAGTTGGACTCCAATCACGTCCGGGTGTGCAACACCTTCAATGCTTCCCTCTATACCTTCTGCAACTTTAACAAGTTTTGTCGTATATATTTCACCAATAAGCGAAGGGTCTTCAACATTTTCAACTTTATTATTGAGACTTTCGCTTGATGCTCTTAATAATATATCACCTGTAATGTACGATCCCCACGTTGATTCTTTTTTAAAAACAATATTTCCAAGTCGTCCAGTTCTACTCATCTTATCCCCCTCTTGAAAGTTTTTTCGTCTTCAAGTCTTTCAACTATTTTTTGATTGATATAATCTTTTGGAGGCGCATACCCAATAGGCAATATTTCGCCTTCATAGAAATTCTTTACACTTAGAATTTTGTCATCTTTGTATATTACTACATTCAAAATCTTATTGCCTTTTGTAATTCTCCACATATATTACCCCTTAATTTATTCTAACTTCGCAAGTGACCCCACAAAGTTTATATGTCTGATTTAATCCGTCTGTTATGTTAGTACGATTTGTTTTTGTAATCAATACCCATGTTATCGCCGATGTATAATATCCCTGTAATACTCTTTGCATTGCCTCAATATAATAATCTGCATAATCATCAAGGCTTGTTGATGTATCAATCATCACCGCCGTTATTTCAACATTATATATTTCTGGAACGTTGTTAATATTGCTTGTCAATTCTTCACTATTCAATATCTCACTATCTGTAATATCAATAGATATTTCAGGAAATTGATTTGTAGGATTGCTAATAGTAAAGGACTTACAATCTGGTATTGTCGTATCACTTCTTTCAGTCCTGATTGTAGCAATCATTGTATTAAAATCAGTAGACAACTTAGTTTTCAATGTATCCCGAATATCTTTCCCAAAATATCTCATTCTTTTTCTAATTCCTCACGTGTTATTTTTGTCAATATATTCCATGCTACAGGAGGCAATGAGTAGTTTTTCGTATAGAAATACTTTCTCGGATTTTTGCTTCGTTCCTGTACATACATGTAATACGGATCATCACCATTTACCGTCATCTTCAAATTATCTTTTGTTGCATCCGCTTTGAACTCAACCGCCGCTCTCTGTAGTTTTCCAGTCAATACTAATAATGGTTGACCCGGATAGTTTTTTTGCTTCCACTTTCTATATTGAGCCGTTAAAGGCATCCATCTTGACTGCTCCATGATTTTTCCCTTCGCTCCAAAGTTCTGCAAAACTATTTCACGATATTCAGGAACAAACTTTTCCCAAATCTGCTTACGATTTTCAATCTTGCTTGCAAGTTTTATGAATCGATTTTTTGCTTGATCCGCTTTCAACTTCCACTCAAGTTCGGTCATGGTTTATAATTTACCCCTGAATAATGTTTTTCAAGTTCAGCCGCCGTTGTCGAGCCGTCAAGTACCGGACATGACATATATATTGTTGATGTTCCGGTAGTTGCTCCGTATATTTCAGGATTTTCTTTTATTTCTAATAATATTTCTTGATATCGCTTCCAATATAATCCCGGAAGTGTATTATCAGCATCCTGACTTGCGTTGATATATCCAAATCCTACACGTGCGGCACTTCCGATTGTACAAGCCTCTTTGAGTCGTCCAAGTACTCTGCTATCCGTTGGCTGTGAGGCAATTCCCGCCATAGACAAATATAAATCAAGTTCGTTTGTTATATTTGCAATGACTACATTAACTTGTGTCAATGTAGGTTTTGATGTTATGCTATATGCTGTAGGACTTCCAATAGCAACTTGAACATCTTCAGCGGTGCAATAATTAGCCATGTGTTATACTCCCGGATGTACGTAATAATTCAATTCAATATTATAATAATTATTATTTGCCGTTGCATTTGTAATTGTTATTGTATATTTTGAATTATTCTTCAAAATTATTTCATCACTTCTTCCAACTTGTCCGCCTGATTGTCGTCCGCTTCCTATTCGCTTTGAGTAGAATAATGTCCCCGCTCCTGTAATTGTTGGGGTATGATTGAATCCAATATAGTCAACAAGAGTACTATTATGATTGCGATTGAATATTGTTATAGGTGTACCATTATTAGATAATGTCGTATCTTTTTTGACTTCAATCAATGCCTCCGCCTCTGTATCAATAATATATACAAGATGAAATAATTTTTGCAATTCATTTGGAACTACTATTGAAAATACTATTGATGCTCCGTTTGCAAGATCGCCTGTATAAAATGCCGTATAACTATCACCGCAATGTATTTCATGATGTTCTACAGGAATAGAAAGCAAACAGCCCGGATAAATAGTATCACCAAGCATTTGGCTTTCTATTCCGTTTTCGTCAATTATATAAGGACGTGTACGCATAAATCCATTTTCTGAATTAGTTACTGGAACAGGATGTTGTATATCATTGCTTACAAGCATATATTTCCTTATAAGTACGGCGGGTATTTCGCCGCCGTTACTATTTGAAATTAGTTGTTAATTTTTACTATGCTGAACGGATTAAGGAAAGCGTAACCCATTCTAAAATCAAGTCCGTACTCAACAAACTTTGATTTTGTATCATCCCATACATTCCATTCAACATTCTTTCTATCCTGTATCAAGAAAGGCTTGAATGATGCGTTAAGATTACATACATACCAATCGTTATCGGTTGCACCCTGATAATGATTTACTATAATCTCCGCATCTCCTGCATACAGATTACTCTTTGTTCCAGAAACATAAATCATATTTTGTCTATCGGCAAGTAACGTTTTTGCAAGGTCTTCCATGTGTTGTGGCACAATAACGCCTATCCTATAATTAGGATTGAAAGGACGATTATTTTTATCTTTCATACCAAGTAACTTTGATTTTGCACTTGCGTAATCTGCTTCGAACTCTGCAAGCGAATAAGTACTTGACGATGTTCCAGTAATCAAGTTATTCAAAGTATTACTACCTGAATCGATATACGGTCTTGATGTTGCAAACATTGCAGTGCCGTCAAATGCGTTTAAGTTTGCTGTCAATAATGCCTGACAAACTTCGTCCGGAAATTGCTTTGTAGTATCTACAAGCATTTTTACCCATGCTTCAACGTTACCGCCGAGATACTCACGACTATCATTGATAGTGTTTCTTTCAACTTTCAAGCCAGCATCCCAATCTTTGTTAGTTACTGTCATGAATTTATCGCCGAAGTCGCCAAAATGTCTTGAATCAAGCCATTCCTTAATGCCTGGCATGGATTCGGGTAACCAATATTTTTCTTCATTACTATTTGAGTTAACCCTTGTTATTACTTTGTCAAAAACGGGCAAAGGAGAGGTTGCGAATATCTTCGCAAAATCAGCCTTAATCCCTTTCAATAATGCTTTAGGTGAATTATAAGCCATTTCTTGTCCTCCTTATGACCATATTCTATACATAATAGCACCGTTTGCTACGAATGTAGCCGATGCGCCGCTTATGGTTGCTGTGATATACTGACCGGATGTCATCTTTCTAACCCCACCGTTTGTTCCGCCGTCAACAAGATTTGACTTTACAGACGCTACAGAGGTTTTTACACCGTCAATCAAAGTGTCCGCGCTTGCTGATGCGGTTGTAATACCTATGTCCATTGTTGCGGCTCCGCTTGATCCAGTTGTTATATCAAGAATAAAACTCTCAACAAGACAAGTTTTTGCGGTTGGATTAACCCATGATAATGATCCGGCATTTCCTGCTGTACCAGTTACGGCTACTTTTGCAACTCTTACACCACCACCAATGCCGAGATCGTTTAAGAGAAGATAACCCGAAGTTGTTGAGATATAAGTTGTCAATGTTCCTGCTGGTACACATGCAGTACCGCTTGATACATCATCAATGGTATAGTTGTCTGTGGCGTACATTGTAGTACCTACCATTGCCTGTGTAATTGAAGTGAAAGTCAAAAGAAATTCACCTCTAATATATACACGTCTGATTGTCTTGTCGCCTGCTACTGCCGAGCCCTCTTCCTTAGTTCCTGATATAGAGCCGTTAGCGGTTGTCGCTGCTTCACCTGTAGCATTCGCTGAATCATCGGCTACTATACCGAATATAGTTATTTCGGGGCATGCTGCCGAATCGAGATTATACAGATACCCGTCTTTTCCAATTCCGGCAAAAGTTCCTTGATAGATTGTCTCACCAGTTTTTACCGGGAAAGCAACTGGCTCATCTGCCCATTTGTAAGAAATTGGTTTTCTTATTGTTACTGCCATTTGTTACTCCTTGATTGCTTTGAGATATGCGGCTACGTCTTTCGGATCATTCCTGTCATATCCCTGCTGTTCCATGATGAAATAGTCTTCCGAAGTTAATTTGTATCCGGCATTTGAAAACGAATTAGTCATTTGAATGTTGACTTTTTCTTTTCTTCCTGCAATAATACTTTTAACTTTATCTTTGTTAAGTCTGAAAAGTTCTTTCATATCCTCAACTTCTGATACATCTATTTTGCCAGTTTTGACGGATTCAGAAAAGAAATCTTCAATTTCTTTTTCTTCTTTCTCTTTGTTCATGCTGGTAATAGATATTTTTTGTGCGGCTATTTCCTCCGCCTGTTCCTGCGTTTGTCCTGTCAATTCGTCAATTTTCATAATTGCTTCTTTCAACATTGCAACCGCTTCCATCAATACGTTAGGATCAATTGTCGGGATGCTTGTAGGGTCACTTGCTAAGTTATATCCTGACAACTTTCCTTCGAGTTTTATACTTCTCGATTTTAAGTCTTCCATTTTTAACCCCTTAGTTAATTTTATTTGTTCCTGTACAGTTTGAAGAACGCCTTCAAATGCAGGTATATTTGTTAATGTTACCGCCCATAATACATTTTTATGAAGTACTTTATCCGTGTCTACTCTATCTCCCCACTCCGGAGATATGTAAGAATACTTATTGCCCTTAATTAGATCGTGCCCTGTTTCATTCAATTCAATACGTCCATACAATCCATCTTTTTCAATTTTCAATTCTGTAATGTCTGCGATTTTTTCTTCTAATTTGTGATTGATGTCCATATACGGTTTAAAAAGTTTTTCTGATTGAAATGATAGTATTACTTGATTAAAAAAGTTATCATCAAAGACAAAATAATCATTATACTTCTCAAAAAAATACTTTCCTTTTGGAAATATCTTAAGCCATTGATTTTTTTCAAGGCTGGCATTAAGTTTCCAGAATGATTTTTTCAACGGTTGATTTGAATCGTCCATTCCTATAGTGATGGATTGAAGTAATCCTTCAAGAACATTATCGGCGATCTTATATCCGTTTTTTTCAATATTCTTTTTGAACTCCGCAAGTAATTCTAATTTATTTTTTGTTTTCGGGGCTTCGGTTGGTTGTGTCGGCTGTATAATATCACCCATAAAAAAACACCTCCTACATTATTTCTAATGCAAGAGGTGCTGAAAGGAATCTTTCGCCTCCGCGATCGTCTACCGTTTGGCGGTCTCCGCTCGGTAGTCCTGTTTCATTGTCAAGAACTCAAGTTTTGATTTGTCCGCGAGTCCTTAATGTTCACATTTTTTACTCTGGCATTCAAATCAATAATATACCTGCCAGTTGTTAGATTAGAACTTTCCGCTAATTTGAGAAATTCTTTTTTCAAATTGCTTACTATTTTCTTATCCATTTAATTACATCCTTGCATTTTTTAGAAAATTTGTCAAGTAAAATCTTAATAATTTTAATAATTTTTTCAATTATGTTTCTCATGTCATACCATACCCCTTAGTTTTTCAAGCTTTTCCTCTGTCTCTTTTCTGATTTTCTTGATTTCTTCTTCTTTTTCTTGGTTAATTTTCATCAATGCAATAGCGTATTGTTTGTCGAGGTTTTTTTTCAATGCATCCATTTTTTCAGGCGTAACCGCTCCCTCAACTCTATCAGTTACCCATTTTGACGCCTGTCTTTTTGCAATGAATACCGCCGATGAAAAAAGAAAAATCATTCCAAAAAGAAAACCTATAATCAATAATAATATTTCCATGTATGTTCCTTAATATAATTTATATGGCGCTATTTGACATCTGCAATTATCAGATCCGAGACATGCCGGATTAACTCTACCTCTTCCAATGTTCAACCCCTCGCTGTCAAGTTCTTTCTTCGTGAAAGTCAAATTGTCGTATGGTGCGCATTCATCGCAAAGGCTTTTATCAAGTATTGCCGTACAAATGTATTCCTCAATAACTTCTTCGCTTGCCTTAAGAGCCTCTCCCCTGCCCTCCGTATACCCATCCTCGACTGCCTGAAATAAGTTTCGCTTATCACCTTTAAATGAGTCCTCAAAACCCATTACTATTTCATTCACTGACTTCTTTTCAAGGTTGGTCTTTTCAAGTTTATCCTCAATTATAGATTGTATATTGAAAAAAAACTTGTCAGTCATGCGCTTGATTGATTTGTTTATAGGTGCTATTTTTGGAGTATCTGCAAGTTTGAAATCCTTTTTCAATTTTGCAAGTTCACTATTTACGTCAGAATATCCGCGTTGCCAAAGTTTTGCATATAGGCTTGTAAGTTTTGTGACCATTTCAGTTTTATATTCTTGCTTAATCTGAAAGTTAGTCTTTCCACTTTCCTGCAAATATCCAGCGACTTGCGATAATGCTCTTACGTATATATCTTGTAATATTTTTTGACTTTCTTCCTGTGCTTCAATATATCCCTCTGTCGCACTTTCCATGCTGAATACTTCAAGTTCAAACTTTGTAGCCTCTCGGCTTTTCTTCTCGGCTTTCTTAGTTCCCTGTATTACAGATGTATCAACATCAACAATCGGCATTCCGAATATCTCACGAAAGTATTTTTCATCTTCAGGATTTTTCTGAAATATCATCGAGTCATACATATTACGCATGGTTTGAGATAATTTGAATGTATCAATTTGTGTGATACTATTGAACTTTAAGACCGGATTTTCTGTAAGATTAGCCCACGGAGTATTAGAAAGTATTACATCATTTAACTGTGCTATATTATCTTCGAGCACACGCAAAATATAATTTGCCTGTAATTCATACGGTGCTTGATGCGCTTCTGTCGCGGCTCTGCTTCCATTCTGACCAATGCCGGATGTAGAAAACTCGAGCATCATGCCAAAAAACAACTCACGATTGAAAAACTCTAACAATGGCATGTTGTCCTTTTGTCCTTTAAGCTCTTCAAGCCTTACATTCATCATATCTTTGTTATATGATATATAGCCGTTTTGCATTGCTGTAATTGTTTGTCCGATTGTTTCAATTCCTGATTGGTCGGATGATGACGGAGTGCCTATCGTCTCAATAATCGGTATACCTGCGCCTCTCTGACATGCCCGGACGATTGCAAGCAAGCATTTTTCCTTAGCATCATAAGCCATTGTAAGAGGTCTCAATATTGATTTTCCTCTTACGTCATTATATTCCATGTTGTATGTAAGCCAGTGTAATACTTGCGTTATGTCGCTTACTGTATCACCTTCCTTAATTTCAACTAATGATGAAGCACCTTCCGGTATTCTATTTTCATGCTGAATGCCTATGAAGTCGCCATATTCATTATAATAGAACTTTTGAATTGTTTCATTTTGAAAGAAGTTAATTTTGAACAATCTATTGACAATCTTTCTATTCCATTTATCGCCTTTCGTCCATAGCAATTCACCCATTGACAAGCCATTGAATACAGCCTGCAATAGATGATACTTAACGGATTGAAAGTCAAGATTACTCCATACGTAATCAAGATAATCCGCCGCTTCCTGATTTTCCGGTGTATGTTCTATTCTATATTCTGTTTGCAATACTGGCATGACAAGTAAGTTAGAGCATCTCGATATTATAGGCTCTCCATTTCTCATTCTCATGTATGTTTCTTGCTGCTCTTGCCATGACCTATCGTCAAAATCTGATCTTTGTATATCTCCGGCTGTGATATATATTCCGCTGTTTGTTATAGGTTTGTCTTTTCTGAACTTAGGCATATTGCCTCCTAATCTATTAGATTTTCATAGAAATACGATAATTGTAATGCTCCCCTATATTCATTGAGGCTATTAACAATTCCTTGTAATATTGGGTCGTCGTTCTTAACTCTGCGTTTTGCTTCGTTATAAGCCTCTTCGATCTGCTTAACATCCGGCTGCGTTCTAATCCAGTTCAGTGTATCAATGATTGCATAATTTGTTGAGTTTTCTCCGAGTAATTTTTCATATTCCATAAGTCTTTCATTAAAGTTATGCCATACGTATTTTAATCTTGATTGTACTTTCTTAGCATTGTTCTTAGGCTCATATCCATATAGTTTATGATTGCTATATATTTCTGAATCCTCTGGTATACTGAAATGGATATTCTCGGTCTGAGTCAAAATATTACACCAGTACTCTATACATGGCATTTCATACAAATATTCATGATCAAATGAAAGTAATATTCGGTTAAGTTCAATTTCCTTATATCCTTGCATTGCAGCATAGACAATCATATATGCAAAAGTCGACGTAAAGAACTTTCTGCCCTTGACATATTTTATCATGTCTTCAAGTGGAAACTCTCTTACATCATCTATTATTCCAGACCAATCGTCATATATTGACTGTACCATTGAAGGTGTTTTGTATCGGTTGTAATCAAACTGAACTTTCTTTTTGTCAAGAATGCCTCTTATCACATCAACTTTATGAAGTTCAAAGCCCAAGTCTATCCGTTCGGTTTTGTCTGCATAACTATCCGCAAAGCATGAGCCTGTCGCCCAAATGTCATTAGTCCAATCAGGGTCTTTGCATGAAACACCTGTTCCGAGTATTGTAAGTTTTTTCATTTCTTCTTTTGCTCCATAAAGTTTTTTAATATATTTTTCTTCAAATCATAATAATGAGTAAAGCACAATGGATATTTCATACCTAACATCTTGATAATATCAATAGCCTTTTTTTCACACAAAAAACAAGTTTTCATAACTTCATCCTTGTATTAATATTGACCGCCTTGACAAACATTCCACCTTCGGATTTGTACAACTCGCGTAAAATCGAAGCAAGGCTATCCGGCGCATCAATCAATCCCCCGCCTTCCTGATAATATACAATTTGTTCTAAGTATTCCGGTTGACAATCATCTGCAAAAAACAAACGGGGCGACAACTTATGAATCCAATGTGTTATTTTATAATGTTTGTTCTCTTTTTCATTGATCGCCCTCGTCAATGGGAATCTTTTGTTTATTTCACCATGTGACAGTCCATGATCGCCATTCGCTTCACAGTATAGCATAATACAGTTGTATTGACTACATATATCTACAATTTTTTGATATAGATTTGTAATGTTTTCACGCCATACGAAGCCCTTAATGGTTATAGTTTTATCAGGATTTTCTTCAAGCAATGTCAAAGCCGTTGTACAGTCGCCAGAATAAGCAGGATCCAGATACGCACTACAAGTGAGTTTTTCATCCCATGCCTTGAACTTAGGCTCAATCAACTGATCGCTATCGGCTATATGCTGTAGTAGATAGTTTGCGGCGTATAGACTATTTCCGTTTGTTTTTCTTAATTCCGCTATGATTTCAGGCGTAAAATCTGGATCATCAACGCTTCCAATCGGGTATTTTCTCGGCTCCGGTAGTATTGTAAAAGCATCATCTCTATGCCAAGGTGTACCTGTTGCGATTATAGTTCCTCCGACGGTCTTAATATTTGATAATTCCCTTATATAATTCTTTGTACTTTCTCTTTCTGCAGGCGAATATCGGTCTTTTTCAGTAACTATATCGTCTATACAAATCTTGTCAAAATGGGCACCGGTTATATTACCGCCTTTTCCATATGCCTCAATATTGAACTCTTTTGATATCCGGACCTTAGTCGGTAGGTTAATACGCTTTTGATTCCAGTCTGTCAACTCAAAAGGGGTATTAAATACCTCGCTATAAATGTATTTCAACTTTTCAGATAGGTAATGTCTGGTAATTTCCTGTAATATACTTATTGCTCCAGTTTCACTTTTACGTATAATTGCAATAAGTGTATCCGGAAAGTATAATAACCTCCATATCGTTCCAACTACTAATATCGACGTGGTTTTCTTGCTATTCCTATACGCCTGTAGAGTTACGTCCGTATCTGAAAGCCAGCATTTTTTAATCCAGTCATTATGATGTTTCATTAATTTATCATAGCCGAGTATATGCCCTAAGATAATAGGATTTTCCGCTATGTCATCAATAAGGACTTTGTTAATCAAAGTTTTTCCTTCGCTTTTTGTATAGCGTCTGATATGGCTTGTTTTGTCTCATTATCAATATTAAGTGATAAGTCAACTTTTTCCGTCTCTTTGCCATATACCCATTCTTTACACGCTTGCCAAAATTGGAAATTACCCTTTTTCATTTGATCTTCAATAATCGGCAAGTTATCATTAAAGTATTGCTTTAACTTAATTTTATACTTCTTAACTCGTTTGCTTTCATTTGGGGGTTGATGTTCCGATGTAAACCTATTTTCAGGTGAAGGATTTTTATTACTCATCCCGTATTTTTTCCGTTTTTTTTATTAACTTTCATATAGTTTCCTACTCACGTATACGGACTTTTTATGCGCTTTTACATCCGCGTAGTCGTTTACCTCATCGGTAACGCTCCATAGTTCTTCGGCGCATTTTTGAAGGTCGCGAGCGTTCCAATAGTCTACACACCGCTTTAACATGTTTTCAATCAATTTTTCTTGTTTTGTCATTTATTCCACATTAGCATATTATACGCTTCCTGTCAAGTATTATTTTTGATTTCAAGTATTTTATTCCATATTTGTTTTAATTGATCTATTGATAAATCATCTAAACACCACAAATCATCGGGATTTATTCGTAATGTCTTAAATATACTCTTTTTTTTAGATAAAATTAAATATTCCTGATTTATTAAATCAATAATTATCTTCTTGCTCTCACCCATATATCTGCCTTTACATATTTCCTTTTAAACCATGATTTAGTTTCTTCTTTTTTCTCACCGTTTTCATTTTCAAAAATAACAATGCCTTTTTGTTTATTTATACTTAAAACTTTATAGTTTTTATTTTCAAGAATATTAGTGTATAATTCATTTATAAATATTTTATTACTCATATTTAAGCCTTATTTTCATAACCCAATAACACTCAATTTTTCTTTATCCGTCAACTTAATTCCCTTACATTCTTTAATTATTATTTCTTGACACCCCTTACAATAGATATAATCAAATTGAATAAGCGGATGAACTTTTTCATAGTCTTTCTCACATCGCGGACAGATTGTCGTTTTCATATTCGTTTATCCTTGTTATTATTTATTAACTTCACTTATCAGCATCTTCATCCCCTAATAAATCATCCATGTTGTCCGTATTATACAAAACATTTCCACATGCTATATATTTTTCATATTGTGCAATCCAAAATATATATGACGGATAATCTTTTTCTTGTATGCTGGTTAATATTTTATAACGCATTTCCTTAATGATGCCTTTGTCAAGGGTTACGCTTTCATGATCTTTCATTGTTTACTTCCTAATATACATTGCCTTGATATAATGTCCCTGTAAATTCATTTCCTATCATTTGATAACCAAAAAATAAATACTTTTTAACCATCCTAAATTTACCCTCAACTGGATTGCCATCATATTTATGATTTAGCATAGTCGGCGTGCATAATCCAATATGTGAAGAATATATTTTCATTTTTGGCATGAGCATATCAGCATCACAATTCATATTTTGATCTCCACTCGCTTCCCTAAATCAAGGGGTATCCAAATTGGTAACCTTCCACGATCGCATATAACCCCCGCTCCAAGCGTAGGTCTTACCGGGAACTTATGATACTTCATCGCGTAGGTATCTATGTCTATAAGACACCCGACGTTAAATCCATAAATCAAGTCTATCATCGATGCACTCCATTGTATGCCCGCAAAACTATGGCTATGCCCAGATACCGTAGACATCCTGTTAGACTGCGCCAGTTTGAAGGCGGCATTTGCTCCGGTATAAATCCCATGCTGAAAAAGAACGTCAAATGCCCTCCATGTTTCTTGCCATTTCCACGTATTAGGAATATCAAACACGTCATTAAGAGCCTTTAAATACCTAAAGGATATTCCGCTTTTCAATGCCTTTCGCCTTAATCTTAGGTCATGATTGCCATAACAGATATACATTTCGGGAAAAGCTTTTATCCATCCCTTTATTTGATCTCTTGCCTTTTCAGTTTCCGTACCGCCCGACAATCCATCCGGGTCATGGTCATAATCGCTTAGTGCATATAAATCAAATATATCACCTATTGAAATAACTTTAGTACATTTATAATCATTGTATATTTTTATACAATGTGAAAGTGCCTTTTTATGCGTAAATGGATGATGTAAATCTGGTATAACAAGGATATTAGACATTATTTGTCCTTATAATAGTCATCTAAATCATTGATATTATAAAATATAGGTTTTTTTAACATTACCATACGATTTAATTCTTTATCCGCGCCTCGACTTTCACCCGGTAGTCGAAGTAAACAGTCGCATTTATCAAGCCAATACATGTCAATTTCAAGCCATTTATCATAAGATAGTCTATAAAGCTGATTTATATAATGACTGGTTAAGGGGGCGAAAGGATAATACCCACGCTTAACCAGTTTATTATATACTTGAAATGATGCTTTTACATTATCAATTTTGCTACCAATTGAGTAAGGCGACGCTATATATACGCTTATCATTTCTTACCTTCAATATATTTAATCTCGTTATTCAGGCATTCGATAGCCTTTTTTAGATCTTGAATCTCATTATCTTTTTTCCCAGATCGCCAGATATATTTTATCGCACATCCTTTGTTAAAATCGAAGTGCGAAACAACATCTTTACATTCAATGCCTTTTATCCATGTGTAATGAGATGGATTTTTAACGACATCATCAACAATGTCATGAATTATATTTTTATCTATAGATCCTTTTTGTTCATACTTTTTTATAGTTCTATTTTTCCCGCCCGTTATATCTGATAAGTCACTATCATAACAAAGATTATCGTCAGTATTATGATATATTGCTCGGCTTTGTAACTCTTTTTGTTTTCGCTCTTTCATTCTATCACCTCAAAACTTCGTAAATCCGCTCGCTTTAAATGCTCCATGCCGAATTTATTAAGACTTTCAAATAATTTTAATCCTTCACAGTCTTCAATATACAAAATATTTTCCACAAAGTCAACATCTTTTTTGTTTTCTTCATCAAGTATATTTTCTACAAAGTTAATAATGATAGTATCATTGGGATGATGCGTACGATCATTAGCGTTATAGTTTAGTTTTATTTTCATAGTGCCTCTTTTCTCTAATAGCCTTCTTTATAGATCTAATAAATGTTCGTTTCATTTCTTCGAATAGACACGCAATAATAAAAAGTTGGCAATGATAAGTATTATAAACATAAAAAGGCTTTTTATAGAACAGACATCGACAATATTTAGATATAAGTTTTCTTTGAATATATAATACTGTTAACCAATGTATCTCACGATTTAACCTTTTATTTGTTTTCATTGATACCGCCTTTTGCTTAACAAATCCATCAATATTTTTTCTTCAAGTTTTGAACATTCTACAGGGTTATTATCAATATTACATTTTGAATTACAAGCGAGTGAGCATACAGATGTTAAATTGAACGGATGATTGATGATTATATCACCGTACTTTTTAATATTCATTTTACTTTTTGATATGCCATGTGCTAATTGAGTCGCAGGCTTTCCGCATATTTGACAAGTCCAGTTATCACGTTCGAATATGGTTCGCATTTTTTCGTTTATTGTAAACTTTTGCCTTTCGGTCATAATTCAATTACCTCAAACCAATTACTATCTGATACATTGACCTCTACGCATTTAACATATTTCCGGCTATCATCAATCAATATACCCGAGTATTTTATTCCGTCAATAACCATTTTTACCATAAAAAAATTGTTATCCGTATCGAAGGAATTCATAAACCCAAATATTATTTTACATTTCTTTTTTATTTTTGGCAAGTTATTTTTCTTCACGAGATACCATATTTCATTATGGTATCTTTTTGCAAGATCATTGCGCTTTTTCCAATGCATACCGGAATATATTTGATTAGACGATATTTTTGGTAGGTCAAAAAATATTTTCATTGCTTTTCTTTCTGGTCATCATCAAATATAACCTTGTCAAGGATAAAATCTGCATATTCGCCAAGCATTTGCTTTGCAAATTTTTTATCAAATCTATTAAAATACTTATCACTTAATTCGTCTGCTTTTTCTTCAAGTGTCATAGTTAGTCCTTTTTAGTTGCCGTTGCCGTTGCTGTAGCCGTAGCCGTAGCCGTAGCCGTTGCCGTTGCCGTAGCCGGAGCCGTTGCCGTTGCCGGAGCCGTTGCCGTAGCCGGAGCCGTTGCCGTAGCCGTCGCCGTAGCCGGAGCCGTCGCCGTAGCCGTTGCCGTAGCCGTAGCCGTTGCCGTCGCCGGAGCCGTCGCCGTAGCCAACTATACTATTGGCATCTTCGTTTATAAAGCGTTTTTCCATGCCGATTCCTCACAGTCTATAGACATAATAACAGTTAAATAGTCAAACTCTACGACTCCATAACACTTATCAAGAATGGTCTTTGATGTTTTCCCTTTTGTCAACTGACCTAATCCATGTTCGGTACCCCAATTTCGGATAACATGCGCGTTATACATTTTGCATTGATTGCCGTCTCGTTGAAATCTGCCAATTACTATATTACCACGTTGAAGAACTACTATTTTAATTTGACTTGTTATATTTTCATTTTTTAATTCACGGTAATATTTTACTCCGTTAATTTCGATTTCATTTAATAATTGTTCCATAAAAAATCCTTTCTAAAAGTACCCGATAACTTGCTTAGAATTATCGGGCGATTGTCTGCTAATTCTTCAAATAAAATTTTATTGACCATATTTACGGTCTATATACTATCGCTTTTTCACCTCATAGGTTACTTGCGTTAATACCAAATAAAAAGCATTTACGGTCTAACGTTGTCTCATGAGTACATTGCGTCATTTACCTAAGTAAGAGGAGTGCGATTATTTTGCGCATCTAATCGTCTCTGTTTTACTCATGCCTGTTTTCAAATAAATACCAGTTAAGGCTACACGCATTTAGACCTCAACTGGCTATAAAACTAACTCTTGATAATTCGAGTTATGGTTAAAATATCTTGTCTATTATATAATAACTTGTCGCCAAAATCAGTATCAAATATTTCAAACTTATTATTTTTCATGCCAATAAAGTTACAATAATGAGCACCTTTGTAAATTCTATGCTTGATAGATGTTATATAAATACCGTTTATATCGCTAATATCTTTGACTGGTATATGATTAAATCCTAAATGCTTTTCCGCTACACTCCATACGATATAAGACTCTGTCATATCCTTAACATAATTTCCGGTAAAAAATTGATAGCCTTTGTTTTTTCGTAAATAATCATTAAGTTCTTTCGGTGTTATATCAAATATATTTGCTATTGCCGTGACTAAGCATCCGTAGTCCTTCATGTGATCAGTCGTCAATCCCATATCATCAAATGCCCATCGTTTATCGCATTGAACATTATAAATCATTGTCAACCCCTTTATAATTTTCTTTGATAGTTTTTTTAATGCTTTTCATACCAGATATCAACCCTCGCAAAATATTTAATTTTTCTAAATCCTCGTAGTCATGGCATAATAAATTATCAATATCGGATTGAAGACAAATTAAATATTCTCTAAATATTTCATTGTTAGTCGTCATATGGTATCCTTAAACCAATATACTAAATATTATGTATATTGTCAATTATTATTTTCTATATTTCTTCTTGTATTTCCCATGAATCAGAAAATTCTTTATCTTTAAATAAATCTGCTAATCCGGTAATTTGTTTTAGTCGTAATAATTCATCTTTATCCATTCCAATATGTCTCATTATCCATCCTTCAGACATTCCCGCTTGAGTTAATTCCATAACAATATTTGACATAAGTTCAATATTATGACTTCCCCTTGCCCTATTATGTCTAATCGTAGATGCCATTCTATTATCGATATCTTTATCAATAACAACTACAGGTAACATTCCTTTCTCACGTTCAAATATTCTTTGACTGGTTTTTAATACTGTATATCTATGATAGCCGTCTACAATTTCGTACTTATCTTCATTTTTAAGATAATAGCATACGCATGGCATTGTATAGCCGTCTTCCCATATAGATATTTCAAGTAACTTCATTTCTGGGGGAGCAACAGAATTTGGGTTATAACTATTTGCTTGAATCTTTTCAATTGGTACCGATAAAACATTGTAAACTGGAGATTTAAATTCGCTCATATATTTCCTTTCAATAAAATAATCGGTCTTAAAACATTTTTGTCTAAATGACTAATTCCATATCCTAAAATTATACTATCTTTTGGCAATTCATAATCTTTACATTTTAGTGTTCTTTTAGAATCTTCTATAGCCAGTTCAATTATTATATTATCGGCAAGTTTTTTTAGTTCTTCTATCCATTCTTTAATGGAACCAACTACATGATGCAATACTGAAAGTGCTAATACTATATTATAATGCGATGATTGATTTAAATTTTTTATATCATTAAGATTTATTTTTTTATTAAATAATGATAATCTCATACATTTATTTTTTTCAATATGAACTTCTCTAATCTTATAATTATTATATTCATAAGCAATTATATTGCAATTATTAAAGTCTTCAGTTAATCTTATTCCAAAATAGCACATATTAGCACCAATATCACATACTGAAAATTTATTTTTCTCATAGTTATTTTTACAGAATTCTTTTATTATATTATATCTATCTTCACAATTTCTTTCTCCCTTTTTTATAAGTTTACCATTAATCCAAATATCTTGATACATTATATTTTCCTTCCTTGTTTAATATAATTATAATATATTTCACAATTTTTGCAAGTGTTTTTTTTAATACACTTTTTATTTATTATCTTACAAATATTTTCATCTTTAATATATATGCTTGTATTTATATAATTTTTCATTTATCACTCTTTTTTAATTTTTGTAAATTGCGATATTTTTCTAATCCTTTTAACTTTAATATATTTTGATCTTTTGTTCTGGCACAACTTAAATAAGTTAAAGTAAAATCATTTTTCATAATGGTAATACACACGGCTTTCCAAGAGGGGCATATTCTAAAATTAGGTATTTTAGTATCATCTGGTATACCCGATTTAATTTTTATTATTTCATAAATATCTGGCTTTGTACATAATTTAGATATTGCTTTTGTGTTTTCTATTTCTATTCCTTCTGCGATCATTTGCTTTATTACTCTCGGATTTCTACCATACCCTTTTTCTAACCATGTTTTTTGATATCTATCTAAATGATATAATAGTTTTTTTTTAGTATTTTCAGGTAATGTGCTAATAAGAAAATAAGCATATTCCTTCCATGTAAAATGATCTGGTTTAGTTATTTTTTTCCATCCCATAGCCGATGTTCCACCATATATACCTCCAAAATTACAGCCATTTACTCTACCTACCATTTTACCCCAACTATGTGGATCTATTATTTTATATAATTTTAAATCGTTTTGACCACATTGATGAAACGGACTCGCAACTCTCATTTGATCTATTGTTAATCCCGCCTGATAATATAAATCATATATTTTATTATAATCAAAATTATACTTATAATTTACTATCCATATATCTTGAGCTTTCCAGTCATAAATAGGATAAAAATTGCAAGTTAAATTATCAATAACTTTACTATATTTTAATTCTTTGTGCATATATTTTCTATGCTGACTTGTAA